CTTAAATATTCATGCGCATCTGCAACAATTACCTTATCCTTTGGGAATCTTTCCTGGTAAAGTTTAGCAAGTTCTTCATCTAATTCTACAGCAGTCACTTCTATATCTGCTACTTCATCCCACTTATAACGATTGCCACCAAGACAAGCGTATAGATTTAATATTTTAATTGGTTTCATTTTGTTTTGTTTTATAGTCCGTTTAAAATTTGTTGTATTGCCTTGTAACTATACCCAGCTTTCCTTAGTAATCCTATAATCCTATCTAAATCATCATCATTTAGCTTTTGTATATTGTTTTGAAATTGGTTTTTAATGTCATCATCAATGCACTTTATTAGTAAATCCAATAAATAATAATCTTCTTCCATTACAGCTAAAGTAATTACACCTTTTATTATCTCAATCATATCTTAAATTTAATGTTTTTTCAGTTTCTTTTATTATTTCCAGGCATAATTCTTTTGGAATTTTAGACCTTACATAATTGTCTTTTAATCCTTGCGTTCCAGTTTTTGATCCTCGTGGTGCAGCTTCGTGATGGCACTTAATATTCCCATTGAAACAAATTGGTTTTGGATTCCATCCATTTACGTTAAACAAGTCTTTAAAATTATTTGACCATATATCTGTTGGTTTCATTCTAATATCTCCATAGCTACAATATGTGATAGTTCTTCTATCTAATCCTTTAATTTTTCTTCTCATTTTACCTCTTGGATTTTCTATGTAATAAATAGCTTTTGAAAACCATGTAATTATTTCTAAAGTTTTATTTAGTATTTCCATTCCTTTTAGTGCTTCTTTAGATTTTGGTGTATGATTTTCGTTCCAATGTTTACCAATTGATGCAACACTAAAATATGTACAAGGTGGAGATGCCCAAATCATATCTGGATTAAATGGTATTTGCTCTTTTTTTAATTCTAAAATATCAATAACTAAATCAATATTTTTAAATGCATTTATATCCACAGAAAAAACTTGATGCCCTAAAGATTCAGATGCCATTCCTATTGACCGACTACCAGCAAATAATTCAAGTATTTTCATACCTTATGAAATTGTTTGTTTCAAAATCTTCTTGTCTTATATACAATGGTTTACTTTGCTCGGCACTTATCCGAATCTTGACAAACTTAGTAAAATCAAATGAATTATTGACCATATCTTGCCAAGTAAAAACCTTTACGTTTTTATCATAGCTTACAAAATCTGCTATGCTTGGTTTAGGATAGCGACAGTTGTCAATCACATAATTAACTGCATCGGTGAATCTTTCATCTGTAAATCCATTTCGTTTTAAACTCTCTGTCAATAGGTCGGTGAACATAGCATCCGTTTTTTCAAACGCTGCAAGGATCCTTAAACAATTCTTTTTGATTCCTTCTTTACTCAGCTTACCATTGTAGATACTTATTGCACCATTTTCAATCCTGGAAATGCTTGTCAATGGATGCTTCAAATTGTTCTCTTGTAATATTTCGCTTAGTTTTTCCATTTGTTTTGTTTTTGTAGTTACCCTCTAATATCTTAATAAAATTTTGCTTTTGCATTAACCAATCAAAGTCAGCTGTCCAGCCTCTGTTATTGTCACCATTCAAGAATGAAGATTCAGCAGTTAAATCTATTGCCTTTTTTAAATCATCTTTAGAATATTCTTTCATCCGATTTGTTACAAGCATTTTTCTTTTATCAGTTGCCTTTATAACCTTTGGAAGATTAACACAAACCCCATTAAAGTATTCAATCACTCCCTCAGCTAATTTATTAGCGTTATTATTCTTATTATCTTTTTTTATTTTATCTTCTTTTATCTTATGGCTTTCATTCGGCTTTACTTCGGCTTTAGTTCGGCTTTCCGTTGGCTTTTGTTTGGCTTTTTTTGGTCTTCCCCCCATCTTGCCTTTTGCGCTATTTATAGCACTTAAAGATATGGCATTTTCACGCTGAGAATCTAAAAATTTGATTGAAATATCTTCACCTTGTAAATCTATTACACCTTCTTTAATTAACTCATTTAATGCGCTTTCGTAGTTTAATCTTCTTAGCACTTGTCCTTTTGTTAATTCGCAGTTACGTTGCCAGTAATAGGCGCAAATATTAATAAATAATCCTTGTGCTTCTAAGCTACAAAATGAAACATCTTTTGTAAGATATTCTGCTGGTTCAAATTGAAAATATGGTAGTTCTTTTGCCATAATATTAGTTATAAAAAAAGGCTTTAATCTACTCCTTGCAAACGCACTGCAAGTTTCAAAAAAAGCCTAAATATTAATTTTTTTAGCTATCGTGTGCGTTACGATTTATTGCTACTTTACAAAGATAAGGTTTTATTCAATAGTATTCCTTAAAATAAGGTTTTTTTAATCTGTAATATCCTAAAAGTTCTCTCTTTGGAAATACCTCTTGCTCATCCTTGTATATTTGCACCTGGTTTGCATAGCGAATCTTAAAGCTAATCTCTCCACCATCACGAAACATATCTATTTCGTTAAATGGAATCGGCAAACATTGCTTTAATTCCAATACATCTACCTCTCGTTTTTTTAATACTCGCTTAACGCTTCTTCCAGTAGTAATACCATAGCAACAGCCTATTACACCTAAATGTACTTTTACTTTTAATCCTTCCATTTTAAAATAATTCAGTTTGTTTAGCTTTCGCTTTAAATCTTTTTTCCGCATCTTTTAAGTTTAAGATAGCTTGTTTAAAATAGCTATCTTTTAACTCTATTCCTATTGCTTTTCTACCCATTGAAACTGGACTATACACTTCACTACCCACACCCATAAAAGGAGTTAAAACTACTTCATTAGGATTAGAATATAACTCAACTATTCTATCAATTACATCTAATTGTAAAGGATGAACGTGCTTTTCATCATCTTCTTCACGAGAATCTTTAAAAGGTAATACATTTTTAATTCTAATATCATCCCATACACTAGATGCGTAACGCTGCCATACATAATGATTTAATTTTGTAATTTTATCATCTTCATTAACGTTGTTTAAATGCTCCCATAATTGGTCTTCATTTAAATTTGTATTATTTGCATTATTCCAGGCTCTTAAAATATTTGGTAATATTGGAGTTTCTCCAAAATACTCATTTATACCAAATGGATGTGTAACTGGTGTTTCATTTTCTCCTTTTTTTGTAAAAATTAATACATAATCTGGCATAGCTGGAAAACATTTAGTAGAATCTTCTACTATAAATTTATGCATTAAACTTTGTACCATTGTACGCATACGAACAGTTAAAGGCTCTTTCCATATAGTAATACGATTTCGATATTCAAAGCCATATTTTTGATGTAGCTTTATTATTTCGTGTGGAAAATCCCAAAGCCGACAAGTATTGTCAAATACATCGGTACAATGAACTGCACTAATACGACCTTTTTTAGTCACCCTTGCAATTTCTTTTATTAAATATTCATACTGTTTCAAAAATTGCTCTTTACTATCACAATTACTCATATCATATTCACTACTTGAATAATTATAAAGTCCAGCAAATGGGGGAGAATAAACGCTTAAATCTATGCTTTCATCTTCTAAAGTTGGCATTACCAACATACAATCACTATTGTATATTGCATATTTGTCTGTTACTAATTGATTTTTTACTTTGTTTTTCATTTTATATAAATTTTGGTTTAATAATATCTTTGTCAAATTCTTTAATAGTGTTTTTAAAACTACCATTAACATTATCTGTTAAGTTTTTATGTAGTTGTATTGCTTTTTCCGTTTTCTTTTTTAGTGATTCTAATACAGATGTTTGCCCATCAGAAATAACCAAATCAATAGTAACATCTTTTTTCTGTCCAAACCTCCAAAACCTGCGAATAGCTTGGTAATATTGCTCATAACTATAAGTAGGAAAAAAAACAGAATGATTACAATGCTGCCAATTTAAACCCATTCCAGTCATCTTAGCCTTTGTAATTAATCTTTTTATTTCACCATTTGCAAAAGCTAATAATATTTCTTCTTTTTTTTCCATTGATTGACTACCAATTATTTCAAAAGCATTGCTATCTAATTCTTTTAGTAATCGGCTTTCTTCATTCCTATTACACCAGTAAACAGATGTATTTCCTTGTGATAATTCTACTGCTTTTTCACATCTTTCTTTTATTGTTTGTTTTACTTCGTGTCTAACTTCGTTAAAACCTTTTGATGGTTTGTTAAACATTTGTATTTGACCATTTAAATCTAATAAAGATTGATTTTTAATAGTATGTGTATTTACTTTTAATTCTGGCAATATATATCTTTCATCACTAAACCCTAAATCGCTTGGCATTTTTACCATTATAGCCCATTGATTAACCCAACTAAAAAAGTCTTTTTCTGCGTGTGGTTTTAAGTACCACTTTTCTCCAGCGTGTTTAGGGTCAATGCTATTATTGTTATTTTTAAAAAACTTTCCAAGCATATCCGTATACCCCATATACCCAAGTGCTTCACTTGACGTTCCCAATTCAATAAAGTCATTAGGACTTGGAGTAGCAGTACTTAAAAATCTATAAGGTAACTTTTTAACAAATGTTGTTACCTGCTGTTTTATCTTGCCTTCAAAGTTCTTTAAGATACTACTTTCATCACAAATAACACCTATAAAATCTTTACTATCTAAATAGTGCAATCTTTCATAGTTACAAATAACAATCTTTTTTGAATGTTTGCCATTTTTTGAGTACTCAATATCATCTATACCAATCTTTTCGGCTTCAATTAAAAATTGAAATGCAACTGCTAATGGTGTTAAAATTAAAACCTTCTTATTAGTGTGTTTAACAATGTTTTGAGCAATAGATAACTGTATTAATGTCTTACCTAATCCAGTATCAGCAAAAACAGCCATACGCCCCTTATTTACAGCTTTTTCTATTATATCCCGTTGAAAGTCAAATGCCATACCTGGCATAAAATTTGGCTCAAAACCAAACTCACCTAATGTATGCCGTTTTGTGTCTAAAAATTCTTGATAATTCATAATCTTTTTTTGTTTTAATTATTTTTTTGTTTTAATTATTTTTTTATGTCTATTCCGTAATGCTTTGCATAATTAAGACATACTAAAATAGTATCTGCAAGTTCTTTATTTTCTGTGACTAATCCAAATTTATTTATTGATATTTTTTTGAATTGCTGTTAGTAAATCCTTATTCTCTTGCACTCCAAATATCACATCCATTATGTAATCAATGGCTAATGTTAATTCATTCTGTGCAGCCAATCCTTCTTTAGCACTTTGCTCATCCACGTTGCTATTTATTATGCGTTCTAAGCGATTTAATTCTCTTTCTGTGGCATTCATAAAGTTATTGTGATGTTGTTTGTAGGAGTGCTTTATTTGTCCATCTAACTGCTCAAATGTAAGCTGCTGTAGTTGCATCAAAACTAATGCTCTTGATATTATCCGTTCTTTGCTCATAGTGTTTGTGTTTTTAAGTTTAAAATTTCTGTGTATCCTTTTTCTTCGCCTTGCTTTTTCCATCTTAAAGCCTTTTCATATTGTCGCTGATTGGCTAACATTGACTGCTTTAGTTCATCTGTGACTATTTCATACTTAGTGTACCGACCTCTTGATGTTTCACGAATCAAACCCATATCAAGCAAATCCGTTACCCTGCCAGATAACTCGTTTAAGCCTTTCTTGTTTAGCTTAATCCTAAGCTGTTCCAAAGTCTGTGATTCTATTGTTAGCAGTCTAAAAACTTTTGCTTTGTCTGTGTTAAATTTGCCACTTTCTATACCTTGTATGAAAGCCTCTTTTTGTGCTGTACTCATAATTTTGTTTTGTTTTTTGGTTATTTAATAATATTATTAATAGGTTTAACTGTATTCATATATTCTCGTGCTACCTTGATGCACTCGTTGCGTTGTTCTATTCGTACCTGGTCAAATGGATGCGGAATCATATGTATGCGTTGGTCATCTGATAACTCAATAAAATCATCAAACCAAGATAATTGAACATTTGAAGATTGTGTGCAGTAATCTACAAGACCTTTGCCGGTAAAGATGTGATTGCTCACTAACTCAACTACATCCGGTATAAATTCTTCTCGTATGTCACCACTCAAATCTGATATATTATATTTCCAATCTAAACGCTGTATCTCATCATCAATTAACTTTGCTGGTGTATCTACGAGAACGTGAACAAGTAAACTATCTTTTATATTCCATAAATCCATATAACAATCTAATTGTCTTAGATACATTTCATTTGGCTTACTTAATAGGTGCTTGTTAAATGATTCAAATGACCAAGCAGATTTGATGTCAATGATTACTTCATCACTCTTGACATCTCTAAGACCAGTTACCCAATCATTCTGCTTTCTTTCTGTGTCCTCTGTTAATCGTAAACCAAGAATGCGACTTGTTAAATCTCTACCTGCTTTCTCGGCTTCTATGCCTTTGGTAAAATACTTGTTTTCAAGTTTTGACCTCCGACCAGTTCGCTTCTCAAATACTAAATCGTTTAAGTATTTTTTAGCAGTATCATTTAGCTTGTACGTTTCACTTTCATTGTGCTTATGTTCCAATGAATGCCAAGTCTTTTTCTGATTGTCAGTTAATGGTTTACCTTCTCCGTCTGCACGTTGACGATAAGCTGTAAGCGTTTCGCTTTGTGTAGCTGTTAATGGTTTCGGTACGTTTACAATCGTGCCTACCGAATGACTTCTAAAAATGTGTTTTTCAAACATAGTTGTTTTGTTTTGTTTGTGTAAAAATATAAAATGATAATCTATTAAAAGAATTATTTAAGGCTTTTTTGTTTTTCGTTTATAGCATCTTGGAAATTAGTTTGCTCTTTGGCACTCATAGCTGACCATATCATATCTAACTCCTCTGAAGATTCGGCTTTGTCTATGTCCTTAATCCAGTCTTTAACTTGTATTTCTTTAAACTCATCCTTATTATAAATGTCGGCAGCTATTCCAATTTCAGCAGCGCATTTTTTTAGGCAATCAGTTGCAGCAGATTTTAAATCATTACCAATGGACAATGGCACACGATTGCCATTTGCATCAGTTCCTCGCTTATACATT